TCCAAGTCAAGGATGACTTTGGCCCCGAATTGGGTCAATGCTTTGTAAACATTTTCAACTTGCTCCATCGTCCCCTGACACCAAAGCCGGCTGAACAGGAACAGGTCAATGGACTTCAACCCCTCGTCGCTAATCGTGGTGATGTTCTCGACGCAGACGTAATCAAACTCCGGGTAGTTGTCGCCAAGGTAAGCGTTCGGCATTTCGAGGCGGTAGTAACTGCACCCGGTTGGATGGGCGTTGTAAACAATGCAAATCTTCATGGCCGTAAAAATAAGAAGGGCAGCCATTGCTGACTGCCCCTCTCAAACCTCAGATGATGAAAACCTAAGTCAAAGATACTACGAGCCGAGTATCTGCGTAGTCGATGGTGTAAAGACTGTTGATGCAATCAGGAACATCGGGTCAGGCTCCATCCCGGTCAAGGTCAATTCGTATCCGCTTCTATCTCCGAAGGCAGTACCAGTTCCAGCGGTTCCAGCGGTTGCTTCCAAGCCATTGGCAGAGCCTAACAACCAGTAGCGGTTGTTGTTATCTTGGACGATGACGATGACTCGGTTGCGGACCAGCAGACGGAGTTCGTTGCGGACTGCGACTTGCAGTTTGTTGATCGTGAAGGTTACTTCGGGGGCGTAATAAACCGAGCCGTTCTCGATGCTTGCGTTCAAGGTTTCAGTCAAAGAGGACGTAGCCTTGGTCAAGTCATACTCGAAGAACCCACCCGAAGCGTAACCCGTGAAGCCTGTTACCGCACCTGATAGGTTGGTATTGCAGGATCCTGTTGGGTTGAAGGATTGGACGTAAATTGTTTTGATGCCACCGACTGAATCTCGGCATCCAAGGGCGTAGCCAGTTGTTAAGGAGCAGGACATATATGTGTTTTGGTTTTAAGTTTCAAGAGAACAAAAAAGTGAGGGGAGGTTTCCCTCCCCCCTACACATTAGGTCAAGCGGAAGTCAACAATCAGGTCGGGGTAAGCGATTTGGACACCTGCTTTGAAGGCTGCTTGGAAGCGGACTTCATCGTTGTCTTTGCTGAACCAGATTGAGAACTGCTCCTCGTCGCTCAACAAGTCGGTTCCGTAGAAGAAGTTACCGAGGTACGAAGAAACGATGCGGTTCGTGCCAGTCAATCCGGGGACTGCAATGACACGGACGTTTGTGCCGGGATACATGATGTCCCCGTCAGCAAGGCCAGCCAAGTCGACTTGGTTGTACATGACGTTAGCGGTTGATTTGAACGCACCAAGCAACGTACGGAAGTTGTCCCAACCGCAGAAGATTACGAGGTCAGTCTTAGTCAAGATGGCCTGTGGGATTTGGTTGTAGATGCCGTCGAAGATGGCGATTGCGTTGCCTGTGGTGATACCAACGGAGGCCGAAACCGCTCCTGTGTTACCGCTGATGGTAGAACCCGAAGCAGCGTTCAACAACTGGTTGACACCTGAAAAGTAGGTGTTGCCCTTCCAAATTGCGTTCTCCAATGCTTCTGCGATACGGAGAGCCTTCTGCTCGCTGAATGCCTGCTCGAAGGGAACACTGTCGTAGGTAGAGCCAGCGGTCAACTGGGTCTGCATCCAGTATTGTTCCAAAGAGCGAGGACACAAGGTTTCCTGCACCTTCATGCGGCCAACGGTGATATTCCGCTGGGTGAAGGCAGTCGTTCCGGAAGTTGCGTAACCGCAAGTATCACCGCTTTGCAAATGCATCGGTGTCCATGAGGTTGAGAGCAGCAGCGAACTTGATGCCCACCTGCTTGGTGAACAAAGACGCTGAACGGGCCGAGAACACAGCCTTGGTGATGAGAGGGAGCCTCTCTTGGTCGGTGTAGGAGGTTAATCCTGTGAAAGTAAATGCCATGGTTAGTGGGGGTTTAGGGGTTTAGTTTTTTTTGAGTGATTGAAGTGCTTGTGCGAGAGCGTTGAAGTTCTGCGAGGCTTGAGCCTTGCGTTGCTCAACGATTGCTGAACCGCTTGCTTTTGGGGCTTCGGCTGGGAGTTCGGAAACCTTCTCGACGATATCGGCCATGGTTTCAACCTGCGATGCGAATGCAGACATTTTCTCTTTCATCTTTCCCATTTCAGCGTATGCTGCTTTGAGTTCTTCCATGATGGCTCCGAGGTGCTTGGCGACGATGGCCTCGACGACTTCGGGGGTCATAGCGATTGGTGCTTCGGGCATTTCGGGGGCTTCGGGTTCTTCGGGAGCCACTTCAATCTCAACCTCTTGGGCAGCGACTGGTACTTCGGCAGCGATGACCTCAACGATTTTGCCTCCTTCGGTCTTGATCGTGCCAACGCCTTCGACAACGTGTTCGCCATCGGGTGCAGGGAGTGTGCCGTCCTCGGCTACAACGTAAACGGCAGTACCGGCAACGAGGTCGCCATCCACACGGACAACCGTGCCATCGGTCAACTTGTAGTCAGCAAAGGACTGCTTTTGGGTGCTGAATTTGCGGAGTTCAGTCCGCAGGGATTCGATTGCGTTTTTCAGGTTCATAGTTAGTGGGATTTGTAGGTGGGGGTTAATTGTTGCAAAAAAGCGGTTAATTCGTCAGCGAGGCCAGCGAGTGCGACCTCCAGTTCGGATTCGGTCTTGTCCATCCCGAAGAGTCCTTCAACGGAGAAACCCCTGAACAGGTTGCGGTTGTCCCACACCTCGTCGTTCTCTACTTTGAAGGACCCGAACCAAGATCCATCGGGTGTGTCCTCGTAGCCCTTGGGTGGCATGATGCCACGCTCGGAATCGGTTATAAATGACTCGAACATGAACACGCCATCCAGTTCGGCATTGTGGTAAGCGTTGACGTTGTGCTGATTTCCCTGCTTGAAATACTTTTGGACTATCTTGCGGATGGTTGCTTTGTCGAATACGACGTAGTATTCCCCGTAGGTTTCGTCCTTTCGAAAGATGGGAGTGTCTGCAAGCATGAGAGGGCCAGTCAGGACCCTGCGTTCGCCTGTTTCGGTGAACTTTTGTGGTGTCTTTGCGAAGGCTTGGAATGGCCGTTCGATTGCCGGCATATCGGTCAGGGCCACGAATTGGACCCCTTCATCCACTTCGTCAACGGTCATCCTGTAAATGGGTAGTTCCATAGTGGTAAATGTGGTTAGGCTCCAAGAGTTGCAAATTCTTCAAGCCTCCGAACCCTCCGAGTGCTTTGGGTGATGTCCCGTTCCACCACATAGGCTCGCATAGGCGATGATCCTTGACCTTGGCCCATTGCAGCACCATCGGTTCCAAGCATCGTCATTTGCGGATTGGCGAAGATTTCGGATGGTTGAGGGCTGCTGCCTCCACCTCCTGCACTCAACGATTCCGTCGCACTCATTTTACCAGACGTGCCTCCTCTAAATTGTTGCCTTGAGATTGTAGCAACTTGAGCGAGTCCAGCGGTGATGGTGGCCGTCATTCCTATTATTCTCGCAAGAGTTCCCCCTTTAGTTTGAGCCAACACCTGAGCGCCTGCGAGGTAGGTACTTATCAAGGCTTGAGCAATCGCAGCGACTTTGTCATTCTCAAATTTCTTTCTTTCATATTTCTCCGACTCTTTGGCGTACTTATCGGTAATTGTTGCCTTTTGTTGCTCATAGAACTCTTGCGTAATCTGATTGTTTTTAAGTTGTCTATCAAGAGCAAGGATTTCATCTTCCGCAGCGGTTTTTGCCTGTTTAGATAGCCTGTCATATTCCGAAGAACGAAAATTAAACAAAGATTCTGCACTTTGTTGAGCGTATTTTAAAATTAAATCATTATCCTCTTTTTGTATTCTTTTTTTATTTTCAGCAATTCTTATCTGCAATTCAGCTTCATTTTTTCTCCGCTGACCCTCTGCTCGCATTCCTTTTATTTGCAAGTCCTCTTGCTCGGCCTGCCTATCCAACTCCAATTCGTAGAGTTGAAGGTTCAAGTCCTCCACGAATTTGATGATGGCATCGTTCTCGGACTTTAGACGCTCCAATCGTTTTTGACTTGCCTCTTTTTGCTTGCGGTCCCTTTCCTCTTCTTTTTTGATTTGTGCGTCCGTGTGCCTCTCGTATGCGTCCCGGTAATTGGACAACGCTGCTTCCTCACGCAACAACGCCTGCTCCCTCGCCTTGGCTGCGATGGCTGGGTCGGGTAGGTTCAGGAACCTGCGGACCGCTGCGGTGAGTTTGTCCCAGTTCTCAACGAGCAAACCAACCGCAACAATCGCTGCGCCAATACCTGTTGAAATCAAGGCGGTCCTAAATAAACCAAGGCTAACAACACTTCCCTTCAATGTTTTATCATATAGGGCCGTTGCTATCCTATTGGCCGTCATTGAGATAGCCGATTCCTTTTGCAGCAAGGTGCTTACTTGCATGATTCCATTGGCAATAGCCATGGTCGCATTGACCTGCAACATAGCCTTTTGGATGTCCTCGTTCTCGGAGCCGAACAACGCTGCTGCACCTTGAGCGATTTGAAAACCAGCAGCAACACCTTGGACCGCTTGAGTGAACGCCTCAATATTTTTGGTGTCCGAACCCATGTTCTTGACCCTTTGGCTAACATCGCCAATAGTGTCGGATAGTTCCCCTGCCTCGGCTTCTAACTTCCGAAATTCTTCGGTACTCTCTTTGCCTGCGACTGCAAGGTCAACAAGCGCACGTTGCATCTCACGGAGCCGCTTCTTTGCGGATTCCGCACCTTGACCTGTTGAGTCTTTAAGCCCTACTTCGAGGACGATTTCTTTAGTTACTGCCATTATCCGGGGGTTGGTAATTCAGGGTTGATGGGTGGTTCGTAGTCGGGATCCGATGGGTCGGGGTCGATAGGCCCATTGTACCTTGCGGATGGGTCATTCGCTATCGGTGTCGTTGATGTCGGTGCAAATTCAGCGAGGTTTAGAATCCTTCGGAGTGTTACCCTACACGGCTTCATCTGCCCGACCAAGTAATCTCGGACCTCCAGCAATCGCCAACGGATGCCGCCGTAATAGATGGGGTTGCGGAAATCCAGTTGGTAGATGTCCACGCTTGATAGCAGCATCGTGAGTTCTAACTGCAAGGCTTCCTGCGATACCGTTTCGTTGATGTAGTTGAGCCAGTAGGTGTTGTAGAGGTTGTTATTGGTGTAAGCGAAGGTGTTGCCGCTTGCGTTCACGGCGTTGTAATACACCAAGCGAGGTTGCCCGAAGGCGAGGTCCACCGTTGGGGCATAGGGGTTGTCAATGTGCGACACGAAGGGCATCTTAAGGATACCCACGGATAGGGCTACATTCCCGCTGACCCCAAACTGGTAGGCCCATTCGGTCTGCCCTTCAATCAAGTTGTACTGCGCCAATCGGTAGCCCGTCTGCAAAGGCTTGACGCTCCCACTTGCGAGGCTTCCGTCAATGTCCCAAGTACGGCCCACGATTTTGTCGGTGCTGAAAGATGCGGGTATCAAGGTTCCACAAAGGGTTTCAACCATCTTATCCCCTTTACCATAAAAGTTGGAGGTGTTGAAGATTCGGCCTCCGTAGCCTTCCCGTGCCAATGGGTAGGACTGCTTGTAGGTCTTGGACAAATAGTCACCCATGTCCTTGTATTTGAACACGATATTGGTGTAAGCGTTGGGGTCGCCGTTGGTCAGCACTTGCTCTTGGTTCTCATCGGATTTCTGCGACCAGTCCACCACCCCCGAAGTGTAGAAGTCCTTCCAAGGCTCGATGTAAAGGAGTTTCGGGTCTTGGGGGTCGGGCATGAATTGAAGGTTGAACATCTTCTGCAAATCTTGCAGGAGGTCGCTCTGCTTAACATCGGCAGGAAGGGCGGTCCGCATATCCAGAACGCCGATATTGGATGGGTTTTCGAGGCAGGTCCATTGGACCGTTGCACCTGACGGAATTGTATAAAAATTATCTGTTGTCAACGAATTGACTCGGAATCCAATGTTAATTGCTGCATTTGCGGGTGCCGTAATATTGTCAAACCGAATCGTGTATCGTTTACCCGTTAATCCGTTAACGCTTGGACCGATGTTTACGATGTCACCTGATGACGACAAATCGCGTATTGAGGCGCTATAAGTGTAAAGGCTATTTGCCACCGTTGACGAAACCACAAACCCTATCTCAACATTCCATCGAGATGGAGTGATAGGGGCATTGAATCGGCTATTTGCCGTTGACCAATAACCCGAACGGTCATAATATGGACCCGTTGAATCGTTTTGAAAATCAATCGTTCCATTGTCATTAACCAAGTATGTGACGCTTCCCGTACTTGCCGCAAGGATGTTAGAACCCGATAGGTTGGTCGGCATTGTTCCCGCAGCGTATGGCATCACCAACTTTTTAAAGAATGTCGAGTTGAAGAATGTGGACGAGTAGCGAAAACCGGCCTCGGCAAATATCAAGTCCACCATCTTCTTGACATAGATGCTGGGACCGAGCCTCCACCACGGGGCTTGGAACCAACCGCCTCCTTGGTTCAATATGTCCGTGAATCCCGCCGCATCAATGACCCCGTAAACATACCCGCTGCTTGCCGCACCCGATGCCGTCCAAGTACCGCTCACATGGCCGCTGGTTGGCGTGTGGTTCATTCCTGTAACGCCTGCCGTGTTGACGAGCATATTGCCCTCAATGGCTTTAAACAAACTTACATTGTCGGTGAACAACCCCACCTCGTAGGTGACGGTTCCCTTGGTTTTGCTCATGGATAGCAGTTGCAGCACACCGCTAAATACTTGGACTCCGTCTTCCCACATAGCAACACGAATCCGCTTGTTGGGTTGGAACCCACCCACGAAGGACTGGATGTTGTAAGCGTAGGCAAAGCAGGCCCGATTCGTCGGGGTGTTGGGCAGGGTGATGGTTTTACTGAATGATCCCCGTTGCTTGGTAACATCCTCAATGTCGCCAATCGAATAGGTCAGGGCGATGTCAATCTCGCCCATGGTGTCAAGGATGTAGGGAACCTCTGCGTTGGAATCGTTGAGAGGGTAGGCGATGAGGGTTACGCTCATAGGATGTTGTTCTTGTATGCAACGGCAACCTCGACCTGCAACTGCGTCAGGCGGTCGTTCCTGCGTGTCGTGAATTGGTAGGTGTTGGCGTTCACAATTGCTTCAACGAGTTGCCCGTCAAGTTCAAGCCATACCTGCCCGGACCTGACCATCTCAATCAGCCAAGCCGATTCAGCATCCGTCAGCCAATCCGAGTTGAGTGCGTAAACGTAGTCGAACTCCCCTGCCCAAACTTTGTCGTAGGTGGTGGTCGCGTAAACGTCCGAGTTGTAACCGAACGTCTGCCGGGTAATGTTGGCCCGCTTGCGGTTCTTGAGTGTAAAGGTGTAGGAGTCAATGCCTCCGTACTTGTTTTGAAAATGGACAGGGATGGAGTTGAACCGCTGGCATTGCCCGATGACGTACCTCTGACGAATCGTGATGTTTGCTCCCCTTGAGAAGTAAACGTCGTAGAAGTCCCCGGGATTGCCTTGGAATAGGTAATCTCCGGGGTTCCCGTCCAAGCATTGCCCCGACGTGAGGGCTTTCAAATTCATTGGCCCGACCCCGAAGCGGACGACATTCGACCCCGATACACTCGACGCTAACACATCGAACTGCCTTGCAAAGGTCGCTCCTGTTGCACTCCAGTATTGGATATAAGCCTTCTCGACCCCGTAGTTAAACTGCCCGATGGAAAGCCATCCGTAGCCGTCCGCATAGACCGTGCGAGTCGTCGGGGTTGTCAGCATCCGGGTCGTGTCGTTGACGATAGCACCACTTGGGAAGTAAATCCCTCCACTCCAAGTCGCAAGTTCTAACTGCTCCAAGTTTCCTGCAAAGGAAACATTCCCCGACACGGTGGTAACCGTTCCTGTCTGCACGACTGGGGTGTTCCCGTATTCCTCCATGAAGTCAAGCCTGTACCCCGAATAATACCCGGCATGGTCCACGAAGCCCGTTTGGGTCAGCGATGGCTTAGTCGGTGCAATCAGGGTTTCAACGACCTTGGCAACGTCGAAGAAACCGAAGTTGGTAGTTGGAAGTTTGTCGCACTTGAGCCGTGCAAGGGTGGTCCCTGCTGGGTTCTTGACATCGCAGACGTAGCGGTAGTTCGGTTGAGCAATCAGCGAACCGCTGACCTTGAAGAGCATCTTGTTGTAAACGGGTGTAGCCACTTGGGGCGACCCAGAAAGGACGGTTGTTGCCATTTTATAGTTTGGTTGCTACGCTTATGGATTTGCCAAGGGTTTCAGCGATTGTGTTCACCAAAACGTCTATCATTTCGGGGGATAGGGCGTTAGACATAAAGTTCGTGGCCCGTGTTCCTCGCTGGAATACCCAATAGGCAACCGACCTGCCATCCACCAATCCCTGCTCCTGCTTCGTCCGCATCCGCTTGAGTTCACGTGAATAGGTCGGCACAACTGCTTTTTCCTTGTTGGCTATCCAATCAGCCATGGCTTGGGCAGGTGGGTAATTGTCTTTGTATTGGAATGGCGACCTTGGAGCCTTTACGCTTGACGTTTTGCCTCGCACCCCTTGGTCCACGTACTTCCAATAGGGGTTAGCCATGATAGCCACCACGATTTGCTTTGCGGATAGTTCGATGTCTTCGGGTGCGATGGATGCCGATAGCGTTCCCCCTGCGTTGGCGTTGGCTGCTTCGA